GCTACACGATTATTGTATGCAAACTCTACAGTAATTACTGAAGTAAATTGTTTGGTCATAATAAAATTTGTAATTTGAAAAGTACTGGACTTACATAATCGTAAGGATTAATAACAACCCTCTCTTAGTTAGTCATCTTATGACTTAATTAATGCCAGTTAATTAATTAGTGATTATCATGATAATTTCTCACAACTTTTTTAAATCTTTTTTTAATTTAGTTATCTTTGTTAAAACATTTACTTTTTCTTCTATAGTTAAATCTTTTAATTTTTTCAAACATTTTTCTATTTCACTTTCAACTGTTTCTTTATATGATTTTATATCTAGTGCAGTTTGTATATCAGGTACAATTAATTCATTATAAATTCTGTTATACCATCTATTAGCAGTTGAAGTTGATATTTTAAAATGTGATTCAAAATACTTGATACAACTAGCTCTTGTTTCTTCTCTATCAAGATAATCTTGAGCTAAATCTTTAGCTTCTTCTCTTGAATATTCCCATTTTTCTTTATCAAGCATTATTCTATTTCCTCTAATTCCATTGTTAATTTTTTAAAACCCTCTATATCATCACAATATGGATTTTCTTTTTGTATTTTTTCAATCCGATTCATAACATGAACCTGATATTCATAAGTATGTGATGCTAAATGATTTATAAGACGAATAATGGTTACTTGATGTTCTTCCATTAATTGATCTATTCTGCAATTCATAGCGATAATGTGTTTCATAATTAATTAAAATTTAGTTTTAGTTGTTGTTTATCCATTAATTCTTTTTTATCCTTTTCTTTTTGTTTTTTATCTAATAAATCTATACCATCTTTACCTAACGTATTACCTAAGTTATCCATTATTGTTTCAGTTAAATACTCTCTTAGTGAATAATTTATTTCTTCTTCTTCTAAATCAAATAATTCAAAACAAGTACCCATTTGATTATGATCCCATTCTGAATAATCATCTATCCATAAATCTAAACTGTTTTTGTAAGAAGAAATAAATCCATCTCTACTTGTAAACCTATCCTGGATTTTTTTTTCTAATTCTTTTTTGTAGTTTTTAATTATATATTTAATAAAATCAATAGCATGATTTTCTTCTATTTCTATAAAAATTCTATCCGTACTAAAGTTATATTCTCTAGGACTTGTAAAAAACTTATAAGTTGCTTTTAATGTAAATCCCTCTAATCTTTCATTAAGTGCATCAATATAAAAATTTGTATAATCTTCAGCTATTTGATTATAAAAATATGATCTATTAACACTTAAATAGTTATCCCATAAAATTTGTTGCTCATCTTCATTTAAATCGAATGTGTCACTATCCCATTCTATTTGTTGGCCTATTTGATGGTCTATATCAGCACTAATAAATGATTCATAAAAACCATCAAAAGGTATTGTTGATTCTAATTTATTCATAGCTCATCACCTTTATATCCCTTCATGAAATAGTCTTTAGCTACGTTTTGACAGGCTTCAAATTCAGTTTTAGTTAGTCCAGTACCAAACCAAACAATATCTGATTTAAGTTTTTCATCTAACTTACTATCTGAAGAATTATAAAACTGAAGAAAAGTTTTAACTAGAGCTAATTTTTGATCTTTGTTATCAATAACTTCTTCAGGTGGTATCGGTCTAACTGAATGAACCTCCATCTCAACAGTTAAATAAGATGGTAACTTTCTAATAAAGTTATCCTCATCTAAGTCAATGTGAACTACTCTCTCAGGATCAAGTAATTTTTGTTTAAATTTCTTTTCATATTCTCTTTTTACATTCAATAAATCACAGTCTTGTTCAATATAAACAAAATCTGTTTTTTTATCGTAATAAGAAAATTCAGAAATTTGACATATACCCATATTTAGTTCTTTAACTAATTTAGAGGGCATCTCTAACCAGCCATGAGCAGGGTCAGAATAAAATTTAAAGATATGATCTTTAGGGTTAGCGTATGGATTCATTGTTTTAATTAGTATTCACATTCAAGAATTTTTCTAAGCATTACTTCATCATTCAAAGTAAATGCACGTTGTATTTTAGTATCAATGCCAATTAAAGACGGGTTAACCCCGTACTCATTCATAATTGATTGATACACTAACCCATTCATGGGTTGCCCATTCATAGGGTTCTGACTTTTAGTTTTAGTCATCAGTTTATGTAAGTGTTCATAAGTTACTATATACTAAGTTTACGGATTAAGCAATAAAAAAAAGAGAGTTATTTTTTTAACTCTCTTTCAGCTTCAATAATTATTTTTTTAAAATTTTGTTTTTGTTCTCTAGTCCATTCATTAACTTTTAAATCTCGGCATAATTCAAAAGTTATTTGATCGGCTATTTTTGTTAAATAGTTTTTTCTTTCTTTAGATAATGACATTTTAATTATTAACCCCCAAAATAGAAACAATTACAAAACCAATTCAACGCGTCTTGTTGGTGTTCTGTAGTTTCTAAATCTGTCCACGGGGTTCCCCAGTCTTGATACTGTAATTTTGGATTAACTGCGAAATTTTCTTCAATTTCTCCAATAATTCTCAATGCTGGCCCACCCCAAGTTAAAAGGATTTTAAATTCTGCGGGTTCTCCTATTCTCACTCTGTCATATAGTGAGGAATACCACCCACTTCTAAATTCAACAGATAAAGCACTATTTAAAATTTCTTCTCTGATTTGTTCGAGTTTTTCTTCTTGATCTTGGGTTGTTGGGTTTGATTGTTCAATATATGAACCAGTTTCAAAATATTCAACCATACTTTTAATATGGCCTATTGCATTGTTTAATGCGTGGTTAGTTTTTGTTGTACTCATGAAAGTAAATAAAGTATACTATTAAATAATATATCAAAACGATATAAAAAACAATTAAAAATTCCATTCATTACAGTCTGACTACTACCAACTATAAAAAAAAAGTCATTTTTGGCCATTCATTACTGACCGACTACTATTATTAATAAATTTTTTTTTTTTTTTTTTTTTTTTTTTTTTTTTCTTATGAAAAAATTTTTTCTCCAGAAATTTTTTTTTCTCAATAAAAAAAATTATTGAGAATAATCTCAAATAAAAAAATCTCCAGTAATTTCTTACTGGAGAATTAATTTTATCTTAGATAAAAATTTTATCTAGTTTTTGTTGTAGTATTCAGACTCATACAATGGTCTAAGACTTTCCCGCCAAAATTTATAATTATGCTTACACTTAAAATATTTATTAAGTGCTTTTACTGCTCCTGATCTCATAAAAGAAGAATCTCTTTTAGTTCTTTCTCCTACATATAGCATTGAGAAAATTTGAATAAGACAATAGACAGGTATTTCAACCTGTCCATCTTCTGTATTAAATGTTTGAACTGTAGCGAATGGATTTTTAATTACATATCCTGAATTTTCTATATCTTCAGGATTATTAAAAATAACTTCTGTTTTTGTTTCTGACATTTTTTTAAGGATGGTTAATAGTGTTTTTTAGAAAGATATAAATGAGGATGACTAAGCATCCCCAAACAATTAAAGTAGTCATAATAAAATAATTAAAACTATGTAAGGTAACAAAATAAATTTCATTTTAAATGCTTCCTCAAAATTGTTCTTATCATTTGTGATAAGTTTTCTTCTCCTAATACGTTTAATGATTCTGTAACTAACCGAGCATATAAATCTTTCGGCATAGTTACCTTAACGTGAGTTTGTTTAGTGTCTTGAGTCATTACTTTTTAACCTCATTGTTGATGTTTTCTACAAAGTACTTAGCAAGTTCGTCTTGTTTTTCTTCTGTCATCTTGTCAATCTTAGAAACTATTATTTTGAATAGTTCTTCTAAATACTCGACATCATGAGAATAAGAAAAAGATAGAGCTTTTATATTCTCTAAAATTTGATCTTGAATAATTCTATTTTCAAAATAGATTTGTAATTCCTTAGAATTGTTTTTTATTTCTACATAGGAATTGTAAGAATTAAAACGAAAGTTAACTTTTAACTTTTCTGTTCTTAGTGTTTGCTTTTCCTCTATTGGAAAAAGATGAATTGAATTAGTCACGTTTGAGAAGTTGATAATTTTTGTTTTTAGTTAGTTATGTATTCTGTAAAATTTTTAAGTGTTGCTACTTCAGGAACTAAAAAAGAACTGGAAGAATTGAACATATAAAAATAATTGAAAATACATAACTATATTTAGTATATATCAAAATGATATAAAAGACCAGAGAAATATCTATAAGAAAATATTTTGAACCTATTGGAACCTTAAGAAACTTTTATGAACTTATTTGAACTTGTTTGAACTTGCAGAAACTTTATTGAACTTCTTTGAACTTGCTGTAACTTATTTGATCTCTAAGGCACTTCTATGGCCTTCTATGGACTTTTATGAACTTGGGGGGACTGTAGGTGAAAAAAATTTTTTCTAGGCCATCGTGGGGAACTTAAATATATATCGTTTAATTTTTTGGTTCTACTTTTATTGAAAGTTCTGGAGCTTGAATGTTGACGGTTTCTACAGATTCGCCTATAACTTTGCCTAGACTATCGAGAATTTGTGCTGCTGTTTGTAATTGACCTTTTTTTACTGCTTTATTGAATAATCTTACTCTCATTGCTTGTAAGCGTGGAAGTAATGTTTCTCTATCTTTTTCCCAATCTTCATTATTCCAAACTTTTACTTTATCCCAATCTTGCCAGGCGGTAGTTTCGGAGATACCTTCTATGTTTGCGTGTTCTATTACTAATTGGCGAGTAGTTTTACCTTCAAGTTGACGAGCATATAGGCGTTGAGATCTTTTTAGGACATCTGATACTGAAGATCTAGTTCTTTTTTTAGCTGGTTGTGCGAGAGGATTATTAATTATGTTATCTGGAAAGGTAGAAGAAGCCACGGACTTGATCTTATTAAAGGTTGTTACTGAAATAATAACCTAAAAATGCTGAAATAGGCTATAAAGAGGGGGTATAAGATAAAAAAACTGTTATTTTCGGTGTATGACAGCTACAAAACAGCAAGAAATAAGTTTAAGGTATGCACAGG